TTCGGCAGGGACTGGACGAAACTGGAAGGCGTTGCCAATGCGCGTGTAGTAGGCGGGGGACCCCACGTAGACATCGCGTTCCAGGAAGCGGGCAAGGGACTCATAGGTAACCTTGCGCTTCTGGCCGGACACTGTGTCCACCATGAAGGCGATGGTCTGGATGATGTCTGAGGGGACCGGGAAGCCTGTGAAGGGGGAGACAACCGTCTGGCTGACTTCGGCTTCCTGGGATGGTGTTCTAAGCTCTCTGGTGCAACGGAGAAGAGACTGATTCAGGAACGTATCAGCGAGGGCGTTAGAGCAGTCCCGGCGATTGAGGATAGCTTTGAACTGGGTGCGAATCTCGCCATAGTTCATGTGTGTTACAGGCTCTTGTTAGAGGTGAGGAATGCTTCAAGGTTCTCCTGACGAAGGCGCTTTACGATGGCCTTGGGAGACTCCTTGTAAACGTCAAAGCCCTGCTTCAGCCATTGCTCCACGACCACCACAGGGATGGAGGCAAAGCGGTGGTACTCCTTGGAGGGAGCCTTGGACTCGAAGCGGGCATCACGGTTGGCCGTGAGGAACTCGTCGGAAATGATCTGGTCCTTCTTGACGAAGAGACCGTCTACGTTCTGGCCAATGTCCCACTCCACATCGTGGAGGACAGTGCCATTCTTCAGGTTAGACTTGGTGTTCATTATAAGCTCTCATGATTAGAGAACGGGCGGGAGGTGGAGAGCAAACCCCCCGCCGCGTCCCATTAGGCGGCTAACCCAGCACTAGGGCTGAGACACTACTTTGCGGCCCGCCGTTATTACGTAATGGCGTTGACGTAGCCACCAGCCTTGTAGTTCTTGTGCTTGAGCGAGAACTCGCCCACAACCATGGTGCGGTTCGAGTCACCGTCCTTGGCCAGGCTTTCCTTCGTCCACGGACGGAGGACGCACTTCTTGTACATGTCAGGCTGGTACATGAAGGCCACGGTGGAAAGCAGGAAGCGGTTAATGACCACCTTCAGCTCACCCCAGGGCGAAATGTACAGGTCCACCACGTTGGTAATGGTGCGCGAGTCCTTGAAGTCGCGCTGGCGACCAGAGGCCGCGGCGAAGCCAGCGACGATGAGAGCGTCTGCGGGCTTGATCATGAGGATTTCCGGCTCACCACCAGCGTCATAGGTCGCACGGTGGCAGTTCAGGATCATGGTTTCCGTCAGGGCGGCAGTGCCACCAGCGATGACGTTACCAGCGTCGATCATGTTGAGGGCCGAAGCCATCTCACGGGCGGTGACGGTCTCGGCACCAGCCACAGCGGCATTGTTGATACCGACGAAGGCGAACTCAAGGTCGCGCTTCAGTTCCTCGCCAGTCTTGGCAAGCTGGTAGGCGGTTTCCTTGGCGCGGCCATAGGTACGGACCACATCGCTGGTGGCCGTAATGCGGAACGTGTCAGAGAGAATCTGAGTGTAGTTCTGGCGCATCACAGTCGGCGTACGGGCAACGTCAGTCGCCGTGAAGCCTTCCAGAGCCTTGTTGTCGGCCTGGGCACGGAGGGAATCCTCCTGCCACTGGAAGAGACGGTTGTCGATCTTCTCAGAGCCGATGGAGGTCTGGAACGGCGTCTTGGTCGGAGAGATGTTGGTGATAACGTCCGAGATGTCTTCGGCAATGCCGATCTGGTCGTAGGTAGAATACATGGTCATGGTAGATTAGTCCTTAGAAGGAGGATTGATGATAGTGTTACTCCACGCCCCATTTGGCGAGGAGAGCGCTGACTGCATCTTCCCTGCGTCCCGACTGTCGCAGTTTGGACAGCGAGGCCTTGGACTTGTCAGTATCGAAGCGGGCAGTATCAGGAGTAGCCGTGGACTTCAGGACACTCTTAGGTGCCGAAGCCTTCTTCTGGGTGGCAACCTTCTTGGCCTTATCGTAGCGATAGGCCTCATAGATGACCCGCAGTGACGCGGCATCCAAGATGGCAGCAAAGGCTTCAGGCTTCATGCCCTTGGACACAGCGTAGTTGCCTACTTCCTCATAAAGCTGAGGACCCCAGTTCGGGATGCCAGTCTCAGGATGCGTAAGCTCCTGAATGGTGGCAGAGGCCTGCTGGTGCATAAGCTGGGCACGTTGCTCGTTCTGCTGCTTCGTGTAGTTGCCAAGCTCCTGTGTCAGGAACTGGTACTTCTGATACTTCGTCTGTGCTTCCTCGCGCAGCGCCCGAAGCTCCTCAGCGGAGATGTTCGGGTCCTTAGCTGCACTCAGGAAGTCGATGTTGGCGTAGGGAGCGTATTCCTCCTCAGCCATCTGGACAAGTCGTGCAAGGCCACTCGCGTAATAGGAGCCGACTTCTTCAGCTTCCTTACGGCGGTTGGCAAGTTCCATGGACTTATGGGTGAGGCTTTGTTCCTGCCCATAGAGACGCTTCAGGTCCTTTACGGATACCTCAAGCTCCTGACCATTCACAGCCACCTTCACAACAGCATCATCGTTATCGATGAACTGTCGCTCTAGGGCCTTCTTGTCGGAGTCTTTCGGGTCCTCTGAACCTTCGTCATCCTCTAGGAGGAGTTCCTCGTCATCAGAAGCATTCTCGGCGTCCACAGGTGCCGGGGGCTTCTTATCCCCTTCTACAGGTTTGGCTGGCTCGTCAGGAGCGACCTTCCACTGCTTCAGGAAGAGTTCACTGGCGGTTTCCGCAGTGAGGGTGGTGTTAGTCGGGGTAGACTCAGCGTCCTGCTGGATGGCTGACATTATTCGTTCTCCTCTTCAACCATCTGTGACTCAATGTTCTGCTTGAGTTGGACACGGTGGCTGAGAATGCCCACAAGTTCCCTAAGACCGAAATGTACGTTGTAGAGTACCTCTCGTTTCTTGGAGTCCTCAGGGGGCGTATTCAGGATTGAGTTTGCGAGGCTTTCGCTGAGTTCATTGATGGCACTCGCAATGTCTGGGTTGTTCAGGAGCGCCTGTGCGGCTTCACCCGCAATCAGGATTTTCTGCTCCTGCTCAGTAAGTTGTTTCAAGTGTGCTCTCCGTTGTATTCTTAGTACCTACCGTTCGGATTGAACGGAGGAAGCGGGCCACCAGTGGTGGGGACACCAGGCGGTTGCCAGCTTTGATAGTTGTTGCCTTGAGGCATGCCCTGCCCGTGGGCGAAGGGCGGGAAGTTGAAGTAGTTCTGCATGCCCATACCGGATGGGTTAGCCATCCAAGGGGCAGTGGCGGGATTGTAGAGCCAAGGGTTTGCCCCCTGCGCCTGCATGCCACCCTGCCCCGGAGGGGGCTGATCAAGTGGGTTAGGCGTGGTGATGGGCGGCAGAGGGGTCTGGGTTACAGGCTTCTTGGCATCTTTGCCGTCTTTGCCCTTTGCGTCTTTCCCCATCCACTGCTGGAAGATCAGGCCCCAAGGCACAAATGCGGAGGGGCCAGAACCAGCAGGGTGGTTCTTGGCGTACTGACTCAGCGCTCGCTGAAATACACTCTTATCCATTTAGATTATCCATTCGGGCTGACGATCTGGGTCTGCTTGACCTCAGCGGGTTGCCTTTCCATCATTGCGAGTTCACGCATGCCGATTTCGTGGCGCGACTTGGCCTCGAACTCCTTGCGCTCGGCTTCACGCTGTTGGGTCATGAGCTTGATCATCTCGTTGGACTTCTCAAGCTGGAGACGCATCTCTTCCATCTTCTGGTCGAACTGGGTCTTCATGACTTCCATCTGCGTGTTGGCCTTGATGGCTTCCGTCTCGGCCTTCAGCTTCTCAAGCTCTGCCACGAAGTCAGGCGGCGGCTGCGGAGGCTGGACCTCCTGAATAGGCTTGAGGTACTTGCTGTCCTTCATGCCCACCAGTTTCATGTAGTCACTGATGACTGCATACTTCTGGGGCATGTCGTAGAACGGCTGGGCACCGGGGTCCTGAGACAGGAACTGATGGAGACCCATAAGCTGGGCTGCTTCCTGTTCCTTCTCGCCATACCCAAGCTTCAGGGCAACGGTAACGTCAGTGCGCTGGTCCCACTTGGAGGGTTCTACCTCAACGTAGTTACCAGCAACCTCAATGACCTTCGCCTGATCTTCGTTCTCAATGACCAGACGGTAGACCTCAAGGTACAGAGGGACCATGAACTGGTTGGCGAAGTTGCGGGCGATGATCTTCTGGCGCTGCTGGGAGAGACCCACAAGCTGCTCAACCATCGCTTGGCTGTTCTGCTTGGACACAGCGTCCTTGTTGAGACCCTGAGACAACTTGGAGACACCAGTGGTATCTTCCTTGTCTTCGTCCAGCAACTGAATGGTCTGGAAGACGAAGGGGTTCAGCGAGGACTGCTGGAGCGGCATGATACCGTCAGGCCGCGTCACGTTCACCAAGCCACCTACACGGTTCTCAAGCATCTCCCTGGGGTTGACCAGAGCACCTTTGACCACCTGATAGCGGGGGTTATTGGTGATGACCGTATGATCCAAGATGCCACGCATGAGTACCGTGCGAGCGTTCTGGATCGGGATGACCTTGGAGGCGTAGTTGGAGCCGTAGAATGCATGCGGGATAGGCATGGGGATGAACGGCACGAAGGGAAGGCGGTCAATCGGTTCCTTGTCGAGGATGTGCTTGCCAGCTTTGGTAATCTTCCAGAGCTTGGTGTACCCATCGCCGTCTAGGTCAATCCGAATGTAGCATTCGTGGACAGTGACTTCGCGCATTTGCTCCTGATACTCGGAGACCTTGTCGAAGCCAGTGTTCAACTCTTGGAAGCGGGCAATCATGTCCGGGTCTGATACGTCAGACAATCCGTCTACTGGGAGCTTGAGGGCTTCCTCCTTGCTCAGACCCAGCGCCATGACCTCAGAGACCGTGGCCTTTACCCGATGGGCGCAGAAGTGGGTGTCCTTGAGGCTCTTGGCCGTGGTCGAGATTAGGAACTCCTCAGGCGGAATGGGATCAATTCGAACCTGGGACTTGTTGATACGGCGGGCTACAGTTCCAGAAACCGTTCCCATCTCTGGGTCGGCTGTGGGGGTCCCACGAAGCTCTAGATCATTGGCCTCAAGGACCATCTCCAGCTCCTCAATGGGAACGTCAGAGAAAGTCTCCTCCTGATCTTCATAGCACTTGTCCCAGTACACCTTGGCCACGCCTACACGGCTGATCAGGGCGTCATGAATGACTTGGGAGAAAATATCGTAGCCATCGTTCTGCCTGAACACGACATAGTCAGTGTAGAGGGTGGCAATCTTAGCCATCTCCACATCATCTGCGTTCTGCGGCGTGAACTCAGCAATCTCATTTCCGGCCGCAAATGTCTCCAGAATGGTCGCCTTGCAGGACTCCACAGCGTCCCAAACATCCATGCTTATATACTTGGAATTACCCGTGTGCTGGGGCTTGGGGGACTTACCATGATAATAGTCCAACACCTCTTGTCTCTCCTTGGAGAGGATAGTGTCGTAGTTCGAAACACCACTCTTCAAGTTTTGATCAAGCTTGACGAGAAGTTCTTCGTCAGTAAGTTTCTTAAACTTCTTCGCCATGTGTGGCCCTTACATTCTCATGTTTTTATAGAAGCGACCAACTGAGAGTATCTCGTCAGCGCTGGCATCCGTCTTAATGGCATTGGCGCGGAGGGACACCCACATCACATTTCCTTCTACGTACCCAAGTTCAGGGACAATACGATCAAGTGATGGGCTGTTTCTATTTCTGTCTGTGCTTTTGATTCCCCATGTCAAGGGAGTCCCTAAAGCAGGGCACTTGCCATCGCGGGGAAATATCTTCTCTAGGTATTCAACAGTAAGATTGAATGGAAGACCTTTGAGTCCTGCACGCTCTTTTGCGTGCTTCAAGGTGTTCTTCACTCTATTTTTGTGGAGCGCTTGAGGGCTAATGAAACTCGGGCAACTCTTCTTAGTGCCATCCTTGTTCGTGTACTTCGTGTATGAAGTAAATAGCCAGCCTCTTTCGTCCACATCGCCATATTTATATAGCTTCGATGTAGAACTCATCAGTTACTTCAATCGGTGTGAACCGTCCTTCGTGTGTGTGATTTACCATCGCAAGTGCCATCACGCAGTCATCGTGGCAGCCTTGTTCGGCCTCCATTGCGCCACTCTCAGTGACGATGAAGGACATCATCTCGCGGATGGTGAGCTTGTCGTTCAGTTCTATGTCCCCGTCACGGACAGCAGCACGTAGCTGGTCGATGATGAGGGGCTTTGTCTTGACGGTGGTCCTGAAGCCTATCTGGACGCTCTCCCTTTCGGTGAGCTTGTCCACTTCAGTGACCATGTAGATGTTCGGATATGCGAAGTCCTTGCCTAACCTAGTACAGGTAAGAATGCCGTGGGCATTGTTTTCAGCGATGATGAAGGCTTCGTTGTAGAAGCGTCCAAGCTTCTCCAAGACTGTCGCAAAGTAATCGGGGTTGTAGTGGTTGGACCGCCAGATGGCGACCTGTCTCTTCTTGCTGTCGAGGACTTGGGCGACTGAGTAGTCTCCCCTGCCCCCACCCATGGCAACGTCAGCGCCAATGTAGTAGCGCTCACCGGAGTCGTGGGGATAGAATTGGGTAAGCTCTCCGCGCGGGTGGTTCTGCCAATCGTCACCTTCCAGCGCCAAACGGGCCACAGGGTCACGGGCAGTATCCAGAAGCTTCACAAGTTGCTCTGGGTTGAACACCGGGGCACCTGTAGCCAAGAAGGCCTCATCAGGTACTGCGGGATATTCCTGCTTGAATAGGTCAGCAGAAGTCTGGGCAATGCGCTTGCGGCGGAACATGAGTTGCTCATCGTCCAAGTTGAACTTGTCAATGAGGTCCTGTTCCTCCGGAGTATGGTCGAGAGCCTCAGGGCATGGAGCGCGGTAAGCGGGGTCCAGGAACCATGGGATGAAGACCGGACGATAACCGTTCTTGCCTTCCACAGCGCCTTTCCACAGGTCATAATAGAGGCCTGTGATGCCGTTCGCTGTGCTTTCGATGAATACTGCGGTGCCTTTACTCTCTGGGACAGCCTGAATGAGGCCGTTCCAGTTATCCTTCGCCGCATTGACGGGCCAGAAGGCCAACTCAGAGGCGTGAAGGTGGGAGATGGTTTCACCACGGGCGATGCTATCACCGCCTGCGGTAGCCACCACATACGAAGAGTCGAGGCTGTCGAACGAGAGTTCGCGCCTGGAGGAATACTTCGTGGAGGGCTTGAGGATGTCAGGGCAGTTCTCATGGAACCGCTTGGTCATATCGAACAGTGCGCGGGTCGAGTCGGCGTGGTGAGTTACCACCATGGCCTTGCGGGCGCGGTTCTGCGACACACTGAAATACATGTAGCCACCCACACAGGTGGACAGGCCCTGCTGTCGGGCCTTGAGGATGATGATACGGACAAAGCCGCGCTCATTCAGCTCCTCGTCAATCGCTTTCTGTAGTATCTGCTGGGCTGCGTTCAGGACGAGGGGCTTGATCTCGCCATCCTTCGTCCTGATCTTCAGTGCAGCCTTGGAGTAGAATGGAAACTCGTCCCGTAGCCTCTTGCGTACTGCAAGGACCTCAGGGCTTATCGCCATTCTTTTCGTCCTCAATGAGTGAAGAGAGGAACTCTTCGGCTGTTCGGAGCGTGGTCTCGTTCTTGACCACAGGCTTCGTCTGAGTGAAGTCCAGAATGAGCTTCGCGGCCTTCAGACGGTTGTCCGTGGTGCCGTTGGTTGCTTCCATGACCTCAATCGCAGCCTTCATGGCCTTGTTGGAGGTCTCGTTGTCAGCGACCCAAATGTCTTTCTCTGCCATTATTCTAATAGCCTTCTCTGCTGTTTCGCGGGCCTTTGCTTGGATAGGGAGCCAGTCCCTGAGAGCAATGCCGTCAGGATGACCTTTTCGTCTTCCAACTAGATGCGGGTTTGCGGCTCTCCACTTTGCCAAGCCTTCCAGTCGCTTTTTGGTCATCTCTGGGGACGCCATCCTCTGGCGCACTTCCAGAGGGCTGTTTATGTCCTTCTTGACGCGCTTCTGGCGGGTCTTCCGCCCGTCGATCTTCTTCTTCGGCGGCGACATCAGTCCTCGCTGTGTTGGCTACGATAGCCTTCTCGAAAAGGGCTGTAGCAATATCGTGTGTGTTCTGTGCGCTGTGGCACAGGACCTTCGCCGGGAGAGAGCGCTGTAGCTCAATGGCTACGGAGCGCTTCTCGTCGGCTGTGAGGGAAGACCCTTGGATGTACTCAAGGGCCTTCATCATGTTGATTATGTCGATGATCATTTAGAACGGTGGGTCCTCTTTGTTGATCTTTGAAACAGACGAGCTTCCTTTGTCTGTCCTAGTGCCTTCTGAAAGACCCTTTACAAGCTTTGGATCATCTAAACCGCTTTCTGCTGCTAGCTCGGACACAGACATAAGTTTGCCTCCACTTTCCAGCTTGTTCAGAAAGCGTGTAAGGTCCTTTTCAAACAGGTATCCACCATCAAGTACGTGAACCAATTCACCATCGCTTTTACGGTAGATGTTGATCTTACCGTGCATCTCAGGGCCGCCGCTGATTTTCTCCAGCTTTGCACCACCGTAACGCTGGTCAGTGATTTTCCGCTGCGCTGACAGTTCAGACGGAAGAACCTCAAGCAGCTTGGAATAGTTCACATCCAACATCTTCTTTCGAAGATCGTTGGACACCTCACGGTACTTTTTGAACAGACCTTTCTCGTCTTCCGTAAGCTCACTCATCCACCCATCATTGAACCAGTCATCATTGGCTACTGGTCCCATTCTTGATGCGTGGCGCTTCTCAGCAGCCTGCGTAGCCTTATTTACAGCATCGTGTAGACGATCTGCCTCTTCACTCAGGCTTTCCAATCCAGTAGGGGTTGTTTCGGAACTGCCCTGCGGAGGGACAGATTGCTCCCTAGGAGTCACTGGTGGTGACCTGTAGTCCCAAGTGTCCATCAAGTTGCCTACGTCCGGGGATGACGGTGCGCCTGATGGTGTCCGTTCATTCTTGAACTGGTAGGTGGCAAACCTGTCGAACAGGTCCTCCATGCGGTTCCGATACTTCGGACCCAAGGACGCTGCTGCGTCGAGGTATTCTTCGTATGCCTGCTTGCGCTCGGCATTGTTGTTCTTGATGTTCTCAAGTTGCCTATAGAGACCACGCAGTAGCGCACGGAACTCTTGGTCTGCTTCGCTCTGGATGCCAGCTTCGATCTTGGCGCGTTCACCGTCCATCATTTCCATGGTTTCACGGCGGGCGCGTTCGTTGCCTACGGGAGGGCTGTTAGCCTCCTCGAATGCCTGACGAACCTTGGCTGACTTGGCCATACGCTGGACCTTAGGCTTCTCGCCAGACTCCAATCGGTCCAACTGTATCTGGGCGCGCTTGGTGGCAATCTCAGCCTTCTTGAGGGCCTGCTGGCGCTTCTGGATTTCCAGAGAGGCCATTTCCATCTTGCCCTTGATGCGGGCGATGTCTTCCTGCTTGGCCCTGTCCATACCCTCAGCCTTCGCTTGGGCCTGCTTCTGGGCAAGCTCATTGCGAAGCTGCTGAAGCTCTACGGTCAAAGCGTTGGTAGCGGTCTTGTGTTCAAGGTCCTGCACAAGCTTCTGGTGACGTGCAGCATTGATCTGGGCGCGGGTAGCCATGTCCTTGAGACGAATCTCACGGTAGGCGCTGTCACCCTTTGCCTTCTCGGCTCTGGCCTTCTCGCGCTCTTCCTTGGTCTTGGCTTGCTCCTCAGCCTTGCGGGACTTCTCACGCATGGACTGCCACTGGCGAATCTTCGCCATGGTGTCATCGAAATCCTGCTTGGCCTGCGCTTCAGCCTCAGCCGCTGCCTTGTTGGCATCAGCCTTGGCGGTAAGCGTATTGAGGGCGTTGGTCGCCTCAGAGGGGCCATAGCGTTCCAGAAGGAGCTTGGCACGGCGGGCCTGCTTCTTGCCAATGAGGGCATCGATAGCATTGCCCTGGGTCTGGTTGCCACGGAGGCGACGAGAGATGTCACGGCCAATGTTCTGGCCAATCTGAGCGCCTGCCACACCACCGTAGACGCCTCCAATGGAGCCACCTACGGCAGCACCCGCAGCGCCACCTAGGGTGCTTGAGGCCATAGCAGCCCAGCCCCGGAGACCCTTGGCTGTCTGCTTCTGCATCGTCATCTCGCGGATGACCTGTATCTTACGTGCGAGGGCCTTAATCTCGTTGGGCGACTCGGAGCGGCCTGCAATTTCGTTCAGGCGGTCTTCAGTCAGACCTGTGGCGTCCGTCATGCCACCCTTGAGGGCCTTCTTGTCCTCTGTGTCGAGGTTCTGGCCGTCAATAGCTGCGGCAATCTGTCGCTTCAGGTCAGAGGCGTAGCGGTTTACTTCCTGAGACAGCGGGTCCTTCTTGGAACCCTGCATGCGGTCAGCGATGTTGTTCACATCACCTGTAATCTCAGCCTGCATCTGGGCGTCAGGGTTGTTCCGCATGGAGCTATCCACAGAGCGGATGTCCATCGCAGCGTCAAAGACGGGCTTGGCGTTGCGACCAGCGTCGATTACGCCACCAGCGCCTGCGCCGAGGATGCCTTCGCCTACAGCCTGCTTCAGGTCGATTGTGAGGCCTTTGTCAGTGAAGGCTGTTTCACCAGATTGCTGGACGATTGACTGTCCTGTTTCGGTAATGCCTTCCCTGCCTGCCTTCTTGCCAGTCTCAGTTATGGCTTCCTTACCGACATCAGTGACGGTCTTCCTGCCGATGTCCACGACACCGTCATTCAGCTTACCGATACCCTTGATACCGATGGAGTTAAGGAGACCTGAGAGTCCTGCGGTAGCTGCTGCTGCCTTCCAGTCATCCCAGTTCGGCTCAGAGCGTCCATCGTTCTTTGCGCGTTCAACGGCCACAGGGCCTGCGACACGCATGAACTCAAGGATGCCGGGGGCGGCAAGTCCACCCACAACAGCACCAGGAACTGCGCCGGGGCCACCAGTGGCTACGCCACCTACAGCACCACCAACAGTAGAGCCTGCCGATCTGACAGCAAGGTCACCAGCCATCTGGCCAGCAACTTCAGCGCCTGCACCAGCAGCGTTACCCCAACCAAACCCCAAGATGGGGTCAACGTAGGAGTCTCCCTGCTGGGGATTGACGAAACGGTCAGAAGCAGACACGAAGTCCTTAGGGGCATCCGAGACACCCCGCAGCCACGTACCAGCGCCTTGGAGGGTGTCTGATCCTGCTGTCTTACCGAAGGTCTCCAGCGTTACGCCGGGAAGCTCGGTGTTGGACTCCATGCCTGACCAGAACTGATCCATGAGGCCACTGACTTCGCCCTGAGGGGCGGCACGTTGCTTCTTAATCTCGGCTGCGAGGACACCAGCAGCCTTCTTGTCCCCAGCCTTGTGGGCTTTGAGAAAGGCGCGTTCAAGCTGCTGCATGTCAGCCATGTTTAATCACCGTATTGTTTAAGGGCGTCATCCAACTCTGTGTTGGCAGCGGGTGCGGCATCTGGACCGTTACCAGTCGTAGGGGCCGAGATAGGCATTTCGTCAACGCGGGCCAGCATGAAGCCACGCAACGAACCGTATTGCTGCTTCAGTGCAGCCCTGTTGCCAAACCATTCGCGGGCGATGGCCTTCTTGCGCTTCTCTACGCTCTCAAGGAGCGTGACGAGGTTGTCGAATGCCTGCGGGTCCTGAAGGGCCTGCGGGAGCATTTCAACGATCTGCTGACGTTCAAACTCCGTAACCTGTCCCTGCCCGCGCATCTTCTGCGACCAGTTGAGACCAAGCTGACGGGTAGACGCCTGAAGTGACGAAATGCTCGTCGGGTCGATGTCGCCCACAGGCATACCAGAAAGCTGGGCGATGCCGCGGGCGATACGAGTCTTGGCGTCAAGGCCAATGCCTGCTGTCGGCGCAATCGAACGGAGGTTCTGAAGCTGGATGAGGTTGTCCTCAGCCGCCAAAGCATCGATGTACAGCTGGTCTTCAGCATCGCCACTGCCCTTGACCTCGCGGCGGGCATCTGCACCAACGCCGCTGTCACTTGCTCGGACAAGACCTGGGACACCACCGGGAACGAATTTCTGGTTCTCGTTATCCCACACGCCGGGGACGCCATTCTGGCTGGCTGAGAAGTACAGCCTGCCCTGCGGGTCATAGAACGAAGTCTTCTGGTCAACCTCAGTGCCATCCGCAGTGGTCCCAGTGTTGTCACTGTACCCACGCGCAAGCCTCGCCGTCATGCCAAGCATCTTGGCGCGGGCGTAGTCCTGCTCGGTGGGCATGCGGTAACTCTTAGCCACCTGATTGACGGCCAGTGCAGCGTCCCCAAGCCCCGTGTTGAAGTCGGGGGCCTTGAGCATCGCAGCACCAAAGGCAACCATGGCATCCGAAGCACCGGGGTTGTCCATGAAGCTGAACTTCTTCTCAGCCTCAGGCATCTGCCCGTAGACACCCATGTCCGTGGAAGCGGCGATGGGAGACGAAGCGGCGGCATTAGGTATCACAGGGCCACCCCAAGCTGCGTTGGGGCCATGCTCCATCGTGCTAGGGACGGGAGGCATCTGAGGGATGTCGGGAGGCGGAAGCTGCGGATTGTTGCCAGCAGACGGCGGAATGTTGAACTGAGGCATCTGCGGCGTCTGAGCCTGTTGGGAACCCCAAGAGAAGCTCGGAAGCCAACTCCACGGGTCTTCGCTTGAGAGAAGCGGATTGATGAGTGGGGCCATGTTAGTAGAACGTCCCCTGCATGTTTGGATTGTATGGAGCGCTCTGCGAGTTCATCATGCCAGAGAGGTCCTTGTAGAGACCGTAGCCAGCCGCAGCGCCTCCCAAAGCCCCCTGAATGGCACCCATGGTGCTTCCAGGCTTTGAGGTCGAGCTTTGCGTCTGAGAGCCCCAGTTCTGGCCACCCACAGCGCCCATGTAGCGCGAGAGGAGGTCCCAAGGCTGGTTGTACTGGCCCTGCCAGCGCTGATAGTTGGCGTCTGCATAGCCCTGCGAGTCCTGCTGGAACTGTCCACCAGCGCGACCAAGGAGGTCGTACATGTTGACAGTGCCCTGCATACCCTGATTGCGGAGGTCCATGCCCCGGCCCACAGCGGTGTTGAGGGCGTCGAGGCCTTGGCCCTGTCCCTGAAGGTAGCCCTGCATGTTGGCCTGCCTGCCCTGTTCGGACAGATTGAGGCCACTGTTGTAGGCGTCAGCACGGATGGTAGACGAGATGTCACCAATGCGGTCCTGTGCGCCACGAAGGGCTACACCCTCCGCGATGCCCGTGCGTGTCGAATTGGTATTGCCTGCACCTGAAGCCTGTCGGTTGATGCCGGGAAGAACATCCTCAGTAAGGTTGCGAGTGACATCCCGTGAAGCAGCATCGATGGCTCCATTGAGGTACGGATTGTTGGCGTACTGACCCGCATTGTTGATGTTCTGCTGTGTGGGGTCAGCCGGATTGAAGTTGGCTGCGCGGTTGGCTGCATTCATGAAGTTGCCTGACTGTGCCAGATAGGGCTGGGAGTCATTCACCATACCCTGGGCCAAGGTCATGCCCTGTCCCATGGCGTACTGGCCAGCGCCGTAGCCTGCGGCCTGCTGCATGGGGTTCATGCCAGCATAAAGCTGCCCCTGGTACCAAGGCTGATCGAGGTACTTGCCATAGAGACCAGCAGCGGAGTTGAAGCCAGTCTTCAGGTAGGGCTGCTGGACACTCCACGGGGAAGTCGAGCTATTGGTCTTGCCAGTCTGCTGGTTAGAGCCGCCACCAGCGCCACCAAGGACGCCTCCAATAATGGAAGACCCCGCGCCGATGAGGGTGTCGAGGAAGGCCATGTTGTTATCCTTGTTCTTATAAGGCGACCCAGTTGGTGCCGTTCCAATAGACCCAGACGTTCACGCCACCACTCAGAGGGTCCCAGTCGGCTGCAAGCGCAAAGCGTTGCATACCGATGTACTTCTCTGTGGGTTCAGCGTCTGCCGACTGTGGGATGAGGGCATTGATGCGCCTCAGGGATGTTTCGATCTTCCGTAACTCGTCGTGGACGTGAAGTCCTATGCGCAACGGGTCAGTGGGAGCATTACCCTTCGTGTACGGAATGGGTACTGCATGGTTCTTTGTGAGGGGCATTAGCGCCTCGAAACTGATACGATGTCGAGGTCGAAGCCTGACAGCGAGTATGAATTGTTGTTGTCGCCCTCAAAGTACCAAGAGAGGTAGCGGCCACGGGACCTGGTGTCGATCTTGTAATCCGTGGTCGGCTCAAAGCTCTGGATGGTGTCCCACTCGATGTCCTGCTGGGGATTGTCCACACCGCCAAACTTGAAGTTAAACGGGGCAGAGACATCCTCGACGGTAACCTGAGGGTAGATGGAGCGGTAGTTCTTGTAAGCCTTCAGCTCCGGCACGACTTCATCAAGGTCCAGCCCAGTGCGTTCCGTGTACGGGACAACTGCAAGCTCAGACACTGAGTTGAACGGTAAGGCTGTGCCAATGCCAGAGTCCACGTTCACGATGCGGGTGGTTGCTATGCTGGCAGCACTCGACAACACTGAGCCACCGAAGGTGTTCTTGGTGTTGTTGGAGACCATATCAGCATAGGAGGAGCCAAGCGCATCGTAGGTGAAGGCAGTGGACCCATCGTAGGTACGGCCAATCTGCCAACTCACGTAGGTAAGGCCTGTGAGGTTGGGGAGGTCGTGGAATGTCCAAGTGTCTTCAGAGTAGTTGTAGACAGCCGCATAGTTGCAATAGGTGCAGTCAGTACCAAGCCACTTCAAGCCAGCATTCTTGGAGTTGAAGCAGAACCACACCTCAGATGCGGCCTTCTCATGGTAGACGAAGAACGACTCTGACTTGGTGAGGTCGATGTTTCTGAAGATGTTCTTACGTACCCGCTTGTCACAGATGGACTTGGGGGGCGAAACGCCATCATTGATGTAGATGTCATCGTCATCGAAGACGAAGTGGTTACCGTCAACCTCAACGACACAATTGGTGCCTATGATGCCGCGGTCACCGAAGAGCTTGAAGAACTGGAAGACATCCGGCCCTGCTGTGTACTCCATCGTGTACGCCATGTTGGGGGCATAGATGATGAAGGAATTGCGGAGCGTGAGGCCATCTAGGATTTCGGTCTGAAGCTCACCCAGCGTGTTCTCACCAGCAGACTTCGTGAGGTCTGCGGGGTCCCAGGAGTCAGGGACAGCATCGTACTGGGCAATGTTCGACCACTTGACCATGTTCTGGTAGGCCGTGCCCGACTTCGTGATGTTCAGGGCTACAAGGAAGTCCTTGAAGCTCCGAAGTACACGGCAACGGTGGTTGGCATCCCAGTTGGTCAACGTAGCGTAGTCCGTCGAGGTGGACTTGTAGAACCAAGGGACACGGTCTTCCTGGTTTACGTAGTACACCCCTTGCAGGGTACAGAAGGAGCGCTGGGCAGTCGAGTCAGCGGGGGTGTAGGCTGCGATGGATACATCATCAGCCGTACCGTTGGTGACGTGATACACCCTGCCGTCCTTGGTAACGTAC